AAAGATATACCAGCAAATAGATTACAATTCTGAAGTGAATAATAAATCGTCAGTAACAAGAGGAAGTTTTCAATGGGTTGGCGGTATCAAAGATACAAGTGTAAGATTTTATCCTAATAAAGATGGTAGATTTATGGTTTCATGGGTACCACCTTTAAATCTTCAGAATCAAGTTATAATTAAAAACGGTTTAAAATATCCTGGAAATGAGCATATAGGAGCTTTCGGATGTGATAGTTACGATATATCAGGAACTGTAGATGGAAAAGGATCTAATGGAGCTTTACACGGTTTAACTAAGTTCTCTATGGAAGATGCACCTCCTAATCATTTTTTTTTAGAATATATAGCTAGACCTCAAACAGCTGAAATATTTTTTGAAGATGTTTTGATGGCTTGCATATTTTACAGTATGCCTATACTTTGTGAAAATAACAAACCTAGATTATTGTATTACTTTAAACGTAGAGGTTATAGAGGATTTTCAATGAACCGTCCTGATAAAATTTGGAATAAATTATCTACAGCAGAAAAAGAAATAGGTGGAATACCTAACTCAAGTGAAGACATTAAACAAGCACATGCCGCTGCTTTAGAATCATATATAGACACTTATGTAGGTTTAATTGATAATAACTATGGAGACATGTATCATCAAAAAACTTTAGAAGACTGGGGTAGATTTAATATTAACAATAGAACAAAGCATGATGCTACTATAAGTTCTGGATTAGCTATAATGGCTTGTAATAAAAACAAGTATAGACCTGTTCCAGAAAGACAAACTAAAAAAATTAATTTAGGTATCAAACGTTATGATAACGACGGAGTTTTTTCAAAAATAATAAAATAAATGCAAATAAGTACTCAAAACGGTAGTTCTTTTCCTGATCAAGTAGTTTCTGATGAAGTTAAAAGTAGCTTGGAATATGGCAGGCAAGTTGGTAGAGCAATAGAAGGAGATTGGTTTGCTGGTACTCGTACTGGCTTAAGTGGTAGGTTTAATACTAATTATAATAATTTTAGAAACTTAAGGCTTTATGCTAGAGGCGAGCAGTCTGTTCAAAAATATAAAGATGAATTAGCTATAAATGGTGATTTATCTTATTTAAACTTAGACTGGAAGCCAGTTCCTATTATACCTAAATTTGTAGATATTGTTGTTAATGGTATGGATACTAAGCTTTACGATATAAAAGCTTTTGCTCAAGATCCAGTATCTTTAGCGGCTAGAACTGAATATGCTGAGAAACTTTTAAGAGATATACAAGCCAAAAAACTTATAGAACAAGTAAACCAAGTAACTGGCTTAAACATGTATTCTACTTCAAATCCTGAAGAACTTCCTCAAAATAGAGAAGAGTTAGATATACATATGCAGTTGGATTATAAGCAATCAGTTGAAATAGCTGAAGAAGAAGCTATTAACAATACTTTAGACTATAACAAATATGAGTTAGTTAAAAGAAGGATGGCTAATGATTTAGTTGTTTTAGGTATAAGTGCTGTTAAAACAGATTTTAACTTATCAGAAGGTGTTACTGTTCAGTACGTTGATCCAGCAGATCTTGTTTATTCTTATACAGAAGATCCTAATTTTCAAGATCTTTGGTATATTGGAGAAGTAAAAAGCATTAGTCTAGCAGAAGTTAAAAAAGAATTTCCTAATATAAGTGATGAAGAGTTAAGAGAAATTGAAAAATATCCTAATAACAATAACTATGCATACCAGTTTAATGGTAGAAATGATACTAATAATGTTCCAATATTATATTTTGAATATAAGACTTATCAAAACCAAGTATTTAAAATAAAAGAAACTGCTACAGGTTTAGAAAAAGCTATTGAAAAAACTGATCAATTTAATCCTCCAGAAAATGATAATTTTCAAAGAGTATATAGGTCTATAGAAGTTTTATACCAAGGCGCTAAAGTTTTAGGTCATGATAAAATGCTAAGATGGGAACTTGCTAAAAATATGGTTAGACCTGATTCTAATGTTGTTAAAGTAAACATGAATTATAGTTTATGTGCTCCTAAAATGTATAAAGGACGTATAGAATCTTTAGTTAGTCGTATGACAGGCTTTGCCGACATGATACAGCTAACTCATTTGAAATTACAACAAGTATTGTCAAGAATAGTTCCTGACGGTGTTTTTTTAGACGTAGATGGTTTAGCAGAAGTTGATTTAGGTAATGGCACTAGCTATAACCCAGCTGAAGCATTAAACATGTATTTTCAAACTGGATCTATTGTAGGTAGATCTTTAACTCAGGATGGTGATCCTAATAGAGGTAAAGTTCCTATACAAGAACTGCAAACCTCTTCAGGTGGTGCTAAGACACAAGCTTTAATACAGACTTATCAATATTATCTACAGATGATGAGAGATGTTACTGGCTTAAATGAAGCTAGAGATGGTACAATGCCTAATTCAGACTCTTTAGTAGGTTTACAAAAACTAGCTGCTGCTAGTTCTAATGTTGCTACAAAACATATATTACAAGCATTGCTTTATTTAACAGTTAGAACTTGTGAAAATATTTCGTTAAGAATATCAGATGCACTAGAATATCCTTTAACTCAAGAAGCTCTTAAGTCTAGTATAAGCACTTATAATGTTGGTACATTAGAAGATATGCATGATTTAAATTTAGCTGACTTTGGTATATACTTAGAGTTAGTTCCAGATGAAGAAGAAAAAGCTCAATTAGAACAAAATATACAAGTGGCTTTAAAAACAGG